ATGCTCTGGTGGAACTGCGTTGTATCCCGATATAGAGCAATTGCATAATACTGAACAGATCGACTTATTTTATAATACTTCAAATATAAATAAAAAAATCATACAGGCGAAGCCTAATAGATTGGCTATATTCAAAGGTGAGCAATATCACGGTGGTTACATAGAGGATCATAACGCTTATACAGGTGAGAACTGGAGAATGAATCAGGTTATGTTCTTTGAAGAATATAAAGAATAGAAATGTAAGCTTTTTTGTTGTATAGTTAGTAAACCCTTGACTGCGATTTTGCAGACAATAGCCAAGACAAGGAGATTTACATGGCTAATACAACTTTCACAGGACCAGTGCGTTCCAAAGGCGGTTTTAAAGAAATCGACCAGAATGAAACAACTGGTGTAATCACAGAAAATATATCAATCACACATGATGGCACAAATAGTGTTGTTATTATACAAGATTTACCTACTTCTGACCCATCAGTAGCAGGACAAGTTTATAGTAATGCAGGTGTATTAACTGTTTCCGCAGGCTAATAGGAGTATACTATGGCTGGTTCTCTAATATTTATGAAATACAAAGATGTTGGCACTGATGGTGACGGTGAGATCTATGGTGGTCCCTGCCGTCTTCGTCAGCTAACAGTTAATACAGAAGCCGCTGGAACTCCTGCTATCATTTTAAAAGATGGTGGTGCGAGTGGCACCATAAAGCTACAGTTAGATCTACAGACAGGCGATACCTTCTCTGTAAATATTCCAGATGAAGGCATTCGATTTGATACTTCGGTTTATGTAGACGAAACTGCGCTAGATGGCGTAACCGTTTTCCTATCTTAGGAGAAAGCAATGTCTGTCCACGAGATAAGATCTATTACTCAGGTTGGCACATCAGAGCCTCTTGAGCTACAGATTGCTCGTGGACAAATACCTGGTCACTACAAACTTCACAAGTTTGGATTTAACTCTTTAGTTCAAGATACTGAAGAAACTATCTGGGATGTTGGCGGTATTTATGCCTATCCTTCTTCTGCTGTTAAAATGACAGCAACAAGTACAGACGGTGTAAATGATGAAGGTGTTCAGGTAACTATTCAAGGATTAGACTCTGACTATAACGAGCTTTCAGAAACAGTTACTCTTGATGGAACTGGTGTAGCTGAAACTAACGGTTTCTTTTTGCGTGTTTATAGAGCGTTTGTTAAAGGCTCACAGGCACCTTCTGGCACGATAAACATTACTAATACTGGGACAACATACGCCAGAATAATTTTGGGGGAAAATCAAACTCTCATGGCTTTATGGACGGTTCCTGCTGGATATACTGCCTATCTATTTAGAAATAACACTACTTGTTATACAGAGCAAAATAATAAGTTCGGAATAACACGTCTCATAAGCAGAGAATTGGGTGGCGTTTTTAGGACTCAAGACAAGCATACAGTTGTGTTGAGCCAAAATGTTATTGATTTCACCATACCTTTGTCATTTCCACAAAAAACTGATATTGAAGTTAGGGCAATAGCTAGTAGCTCTAACGCTAATTTACAGGTTTCTGCAAGCTTTGACGTTGTATATATCAAGAATGATTCGAGATTATAATGGCGACAAAAAAGAAAAAAAATGTTAGCTTATCCGTAAAGCGCGGTGAAAAGTTACCTGCATCTAAAGGCGCAGGTCTTACAGCTAAAGGTCGTTCTAAATACAACAGGGCTACTGGCTCTAACCTGAAGGCTCCACAGCCAGGAGGAGGCAAGCGTCGTACTTCTTACTGTGCAAGGTCAAAAGGCCAGATGAAAATGCATAATATTAATTGTAAGAAAACCCCAAAAAAGCGTATCTGCGCTGCTCGTCGGAGATGGAAATGTTAAATGGTATTGTGGTAGGAACAAGTGTGTCTGTAGCCGTAGCTATTATAGGCATGTTTGGCTGGATTGCATTAAGTGTTGTTGATTTAAAAACAGATACCGCAGTAATTGCTTTAAAGGTAGATGAAAATCATAAAATGTTAACAACCCTTTGGGAAGATTATGTAGATAGGAATTCAAGTGGGAATCTCGCGTGGCTCAATGAGACGGCAAATATCCAACCCGCCTCAGAAGAAAAAATTCGTTAAAAAGAAGAAAAAGAATGGCTAAAGATGCATGCTATAAAAAAGTTAAGGCAAGATATAAAGTCTTCCCGTCAGCGTATGCAAGCGGGGCTATCGCCAAGTGTCGTAAGGTTGGCGCGGCAAACTGGGGAAACAGTAAGAAAGCAGACGGGGGAGTCTACGACCAAAAGCCAAAAAGAGCTTTTAGGGGAAAAGCAGTAAGGGGTACTGCTGTTGCTCGTGGTTGTGGTGGAGTAATGAAACATAGGAGGAAAAAAACTACAGGTTCTGTAACCCAGTCATAAGGTGAGAAATGGTTGATCCAGTAACAGCTTGGGCGGGAGCTCAAGCCGCCTATAAGGGACTCCAGTCTGGATTTGCCGCAGGCAAAGAATTGGTTGATATGGCATCTACTTTGGGAAAGTGGATGTCTTGTTTATCTGATATTGAGCAGGCTGAAAAAGAAGCTCGTAATCCCCCTATATTTAAAAAGTTATTTAAAGGAAAGTCTGTCGAGCAAGAGGCCCTAGAGACATTTGCTATTAAACGTAAGGCTGAAGAACAGCGTAAAGAATTAAAAAATTGGATATCCTGGACTTTAGGGCAATCTGCTTGGAACGAGCTAATCCAAATGGAAGTTAAAATTAGAAAAGAGCGCAAGGAAACTCTTTATAGGCAACGTGAAAGAAGAAAACATTTTGCAGAAATAGTTGTTGTTGGACTAGCTACTATAGTTGGTGCTATAATGATTATAGGAATAATCATACTAGTTTCTAAAGGTGCTCAGTAGGTGGCAAAAGAATGGCAGTACGACGAACAAAAAAAGGCTTGGCTCTTAAAAGATGGTTCAAAGAAGATTGGAAAGACGTACGCACGGGGAAAGAATGTGGGCGTAGCGAAGGAGAAAAACGGGGTACTCCATATTGTCGCCCCTCCAAACGGATTAGTAAAAAGACTCCCAAGACCAGAGGAGAGATGACTGCGGCAGAAAAACGTAGTAGAATATCTCAGAAGAAAAGTCTTGGTCAACCTGCGGGAAAGCCAAGAAGAGTGCAATCATTAAAGAGGAAAAAGAAATGAAAGATATCCCAGCAGATAATAAAGGTCTGTCCAAACTTCCTACTCCAGTTCGCAATAAAATGGGCTATAAGAAAAAAGGCGGGGCTGTAAAAGGTTTTGCTGGAGGCGGGTCTTGTTCTCCACGCAAAGAAATGGCTGGTGCTATGAATATGCCTACAATGAAGTATGGTGGTACCTACAAAGGAAAGAAGTAAATGACTACTTCAGGCTCAAGGGACTTTGATCTCGACACAGCAGAAATAATAGAAGAAGCATACGAGCGTTGTGGTCTAGAAGTTCGTACAGGATACGATGCGAGAACAGCTCGACGCTCTATGAATCTTATGTTTGCTGATTGGGCAAATCGCGGATTAAACTTGTGGACTGTAAAACAAGCTACTCAAGCATTAACTGCTGGAACTGCAACTTATAGTTTTGATGCAACCTACACTGACTTACTAGAAGTTGTTCTTCGTAGAGATGGTACAGACTATGAGCTAGATAGGATGTCTCGAAGCGAGTATTTAACACTTCCAAATAAATCCACTACTGGAAGACCTAGCCAGTACTATTATAATCGTCAGATAGTTCCAGAGATAAGCCTTTGGGCAACTCCAGATAGCTCTACAGACGTATTAGTTTATTACTATGTTCAAAGAATCCAGGATGTAGATGCCCTTGTTAACACAACAGATGCTCCATTTAGATTTTTACCTTGCATGGTAGCTGGGCTTGCATATTATATTGCTATGAAAAAAGCTCCTGATAGAATTCAGCTACTAAAAGCTGTTTATGAAGAGGAGTTTCAACGGGCCGCAGACGAGGACGAAGATAGAGTTTCACTAAAGCTACAACCTAGTATTCAATATCTTCGAGTAAATTAATGGCTAGATATGCATCAGGCAGTAAAGCGTGGGGAACTTCAGATAGATCTGGGTTTAGATACAGGCTATCTGAAATGGTTACTGAGTGGAATGGCTTAAAAGTAGGCCCTGATGAATACGAAGCAAAGCACCCACAATTAAGACCAATAAAAGTAGGCCCTGACCCACAGGCTTTGCATGATCCTAGACCTGACCAATATACTGACATAAAAGCGTTTGTAGTATATACTAACGTAGGCGATGGAATTATAGGTCAAGTAGTAGAAACATTTGAAGTGACAGCTTCTGTTGGAACGGTTACAGTGAGCGTATCATGAGCTTTACATACACTACATTAAAACAGGCTATTCAAGATTGGACTGAGAATGACGAGACAACTTTCGTTAATAATCTTGATTTCTTCATTACAAATACTGAAGAGCGTATATTAAAGCTTGTAGATTTAGATTTCTTTAGAAAGAATGTATCTGGTGCTACGAGTGCATCAAATAAATTCTTAGCGATGCCTAGTGATTATCTGGCATCTTTTTCTTTATCTGTAACAAATGGCAGCAATAAAGAGTTCTTGTTACTCAAGGACGTTAATTTTATTCAAGAGTATAATCCTGACGAGAGTGTAACGGGTACTCCTAAGTATTACGCACCTTTTGATGTAAGTAATTTTATACTAGCACCAACGCCAGATGCGTCTTATACTGCTGAACTACATTATTATTATAGACCGCAATCAATTACAGCCAGTAGTGATGGCACATCTTGGATTGGCACAAACGCTCCAGATACATTACTTTACGGCTCTTTAATTGAAGCGTATACTTTTATGAAAGGTGAGGCTGATTTATTGCAGCTTTATCAGACTAGATTTAACGAAGCGATAGCTCGTTTAAAGAACTACGGTGAGGGCGTAGAAAACACTGACGCATACAGGGAGGGCCTTGTTCGCGTTAGAAAAACATAGGAGGGGCAACATGAAAGATTTAAAGGGCAAAAATATAGCGATTGTCGCATTAGGCGGCTCGTTTTCAGAATATGTATTATCAAGAATAAATTCTGTAGAGTATGATGAAGTATGGGGCATCAATAGCATTGGTGCCATATTTCATGTAGACAGAACATTCATGATGGACCCAGCTTCTAGATTTCTAGATGATGTGAAGGCGGGACTGCAAACAGGGGTAGGTAGGGAGTTTCTATTAGAAACACCTAATAAAGGTCCTATTTATTCGTGTGAATTAGATGATCGTGTTCCTGAGATAGTTGAGTACCCACTAACTGAAGTAGTTCAAAAACTTGAACTATGTTACTTCAATAACACTGTGGCGTACGCAATAGCGTTTGCTATTGCTGCTGAAGTTGGAAAGCTTAACTTATTTGGGCTAGACTTTTCATACAAACAAAACATTCATTTTGCAGAGGCTGGCAGAGCTTGCGTAGAGTTTTGGTGTGCGGTGGCGTTGAAGAACAAAATACCAGTTCAGGTAGCAAGGACATCTGCATTGTTAGATTCAAATGTTCCTGATAATGAGAGGTTATACGGCTATCATAGACTTGACCCGCCATTAGTTCAGTCAATGGTTGATGGGAATCTAGTTATAACCAGGCAGGAAGAGATGTCTCCTCCAGAGCCTGAAGATGGAAAACAAGTAGATCCTGTTCTTATCGGAAGGCATGATATTCCTAATGTTAGTTATATAGCAGAAGAAAAGCCTAAAAAACGTGGAAGACCAAGGAAGGATGCAAAAAAATGATTCAGCACCAAGATATCTTTCCAGTAAGAATTTTTACTATTGAATTTCCAGAGCCTGAGTTAGTTCTTTCTGAGGTATTAGATAAGAAGAAGGAAATACAGCAAATATCGGAGGCTTTTGTTGATCAAGACGTTTCCAACTACATAACTGATTTTAATAGGCCCGTAAAAATAGACTCTTTTGAAAAAGGTTTTTCATATATAAATGAAAAGCTAGGGGAGCAAAACCAGCATATTTCTATTCTTGAGTATTGGACTGCTTTTTACACAAAAAGTGCATTTCATGGAGCTCATATTCACGCTACCAATTCTCTTGAAAGTCAAAATTATTCGGGAGTCTTGTACTTAACCAATCACGGGTTCACTACTGCATTTGCTCCATCTGAATCATGCTATGCAAAAGAGTGGGTATTACCTTCTGGGTTTGGAAACGCAACTATGTTTCCAAAAACTTTAATACATGCCTACAGGCCAGGTGAAACTTGGAGTGATGCAGAAAGAATCGTAATGTCATTTAATGCAAGAATAGGAGATAAGAATGTTTAGTGTATCTGGTGGCGTTCAAGTACAAACTGTAAATGTAATGACCTCTAATGAAGGGGGCTTAGATACGGAGCAAATAACACAATTAGCAATGGATAAGATTATGAATGTTGCTAATTCTGCGCCCCCTGCTATAAAAGATCAGGCTCAAGCTTTTCGTGGTTCTTTGGAAAATACCCTAAAACACTATATAGAATTGGCAAGACGTGAAGAACGTGCTACAATCGCTCATAGAATGGCGAAAGCTGGACAAAAAGAAATGGCTGATCTTGTTAGGAGAATATAAATGGCTATTACTCAAGCAATGTGTACCTCGTTCAAAACACAGCTTCTGACAGGTACTCACAATTTTACAAACGGCACTGGCAACACTTTTAAACTTGCTTTATATGCAGTTGGTGGTGGTGGTAAAGCTGGCACTACAGCAACATTAGGTGCATCTACAACAGTATTCACAACAACAGGCGAGGTAGCTGACAGCGGTTCTTACGTTTCAGGTGGTGGTTCATTAACTAATGTAACTCCTACATTTGGCGGAACAACTGCTTTTGCTGATTTTGCTGATATAAACTTCACAACAGCAACAATCACTGCTCGTGGTGCGTTGATATATAATTCATCTGCAACAAACGCTGCTGTAGCTGCTTTAGACTTTAGCTCAGACAAAACATCAACTGCTGGTACATTTACAATTCAGTTCCCTACTGCTAACGCAACGGGCGCAATTATTCGTATAGCTTAAATAAGCGGAGGGTATTATGGCCCTAGTGCTTGCTGATAGAGTCAAGGAAACTACGACCACAACTGGCACGGGTACTTACACCCTTGCTGGTGCGGCTGATGCTTCGTTTGAAACTTTTGCCTCAATTGGTGATGGCAATACGACATATTATGCTTGTACCGATGGCACTGACTTTGAGGTTGGTATAGGGACTTATACTGCTTCTGGCACCACATTAGCTCGAACAACTATTCTGCAATCTAGCAACAGTGATAGCGCGGTTAATTGGGGAGCTGGTACAAAAGATATATTCTGTACACAGCCTGCTGAAAAAGCAGTTTACTTAGACGCAAGTGGTTACGCTGCTGCTTTTGACGGCAGAAACATAACTAATGTAGATGCTCAAACTCTAGATAGCATTAATAGCACTTCGTTTTTAAGAAACGATGACGGTGATATTGCGGCTGGCAGTAATAAAATTACTGGAGTAACCAACCCTGTAAACTCTCAAGACGCAGCTACTAAAGCTTATGTTGATAGCGTTGCATCTGCTGCAATACACATCCACGACCCTGTAAGACTTGAATCTCCAGACAGTGCTGGAAATTTAACAGCAACATACAATAACGGTTCTTCTGGTGTTGGGGCTACATTAACAAATGCTGGAACACAAGTCGCATTATCTATTGATGGTGTGGCTACTGTAGTTAATGACAGAGTGCTTATTTACTACCAAACAGATGCTACTCAAAACGGTGTATATACTGTAACCAACATTGGGTCTGGTTCTACAAACTGGGTTCTTACTCGTGCCACAGATGCTGACAGCGCAGGCACAGGAGATGCTACTTCTCTAGACGAAGGTTCTTACTTTTATGTAGAAGAAGGCGATACAGGTGCTGGAGAGTCTTACGTTTGTAATACACCTGGAACAATTGTATTTGGCACAACTGACATTACTTTTGCTAAGTTTAGTGACACAGTGAATTATACTGGCGGTACTGGCATTGATATCGATGTTCGTCAGATAAACTTAGATTTGTCTGAGCTTACCACATCGACAAGTAACGGTGACGGTGATTTCTTTGCTGTAGTTGATACATCCAATAATCAAAAGAAGCTTACCAAAGGTAACATAGCTTTATCAGGATTTAATAACGATAGTGGTTTCTTGACAGGAAACCAAACTATTACTTTATCTGGAGATTTATCTGGTTCTGGAACAACTTCTATAAACGCTACTATTAATGCTTCTGCTTTTCAAGATATTGATATAGAAGACGGTTTTGCTAGAACTCTTAAATTTGATAACCTTGAAAAGTCTAACATAACTTCTGATGGTATGATGGGCTTTGATTCATCACAAGGTTTGTTAGTCTATAGAACGCAACAAGGTACGACTGGAACAGTAACTGTATTAGACGGTGCTAATGTAGACGCAGGCACTGGTATTAACATAACTAATACAGGCACTGGCGGCACAGGAACAGAGTCTTTTACATTTAGTCTTTCAACTGCTGGAGCAGGGTCAGGAACATATGGCTCTACAGATGATAGTACAAAGATAGATACTATAACATTAGATGCATATGGTCGTGTTACTGCTGTTGCTACTGGTTCTACTGGTGATATTACTGCTGTCACAGCAGGATCTGGCCTTACTGGAGGGGGTACATCAGGCGGTGTGACTCTTAATATAGGAGCAGGAACGCTTATTGATGTTGCTGCTGATTCCGTAAATGTTGATTTATCTGAGCTTACGACATCTACTTCTGACGGAGATGGTGACTTCTTTGTTGTTGTAGATGGTGTAAATGCTCAGAAGAAGCTTACTAAGGCAAATATTAATCTTTCTGGCTTTAATAACAATAGTGGTTTTATTACTGGCAACGAGACAATAACGCTTTCTGGTGATATTACAGGTTCTGGAACTACATCTATAACCACAACTATAGCGGCTAACTCTGTTGCATTAGGGACTCAAACTACAGGAAGTTATGTTGAGTCGTTAGTTGCTGGTAATCTTGTAGACTTACAAAATAATAGCGGAGAGGGTGCAACTCCTACAATCGATGTTGATTTATCTGAACTCACAACATCAACTAGTGATGGTGATGGAGACTTTTTTGCCGTTGTAGATAGCCTTAATGCTCAAAAGAAACTCACCAAAGCAAACATAGCTTTGTCTGGTTTTAATAATGATAGTGGTTTTATCACTAGCTCAGATGATATTAGCGGCAATGCCGCAACTGCAACAGCTTTAGCAACAGGTAGAAACTTTAGTTTAACTGGTGATGTCACTGCTAGTGCAGTATCTTTTGACGGCACAGGTAACGTAGCTCTTAGCACAACAATAGCTGCTAATTCAGTTGCATTAGGCACAGACACAACTGGTAACTATGTTTCTTCATTAGTAGCTGGAAACTTAATTGACCTACAGAATAATAGTGGAGAAAGTGCAACACCTACTATAGATGTTGACCTATCAGAACTTACGACATCTACTACCAATGCTGACGGTTCTTTCTTTGCTGTTGTAGACGGAACAAATGTTCAAAGAAAATTAACTAAGTCAAATATCAATCTTTCTGGCTTTAACAATGATTCTGGATTTATAACCTCTGCTGATGGTGGCAATGCCGCTACACTTGATGGCCTAGACAGCACTCAGTTTCTTCGTAGTGATGCATCCGACAATTATACAAGCGGCACTTTAACATTTAACTCAGGCACACAATTAAAACTAACATCTAATAGTAGTATACCTGTATTAGATATTGATGGCGGTGGTCCTAATTTTATAAGATTTACTGATAATGGTTCTACTACTGATGCAGTAAATATAGTTTATAGAACAACCCCTAATGATCTAAGAATTGAACGCTCAACTAATGATAATATAATTGCTGAGTTTGGAGGCGATGACGGACACGCGGCATTATTTTTTAATAACAGCCAAAAATTAACTACTGTTACTGGTGGTGTTACTATTTCAGGCACAGCAACAGCAACTACATTTAGTGGTTCTGGTGCTAGTTTAACTAATGTTGATGCTACTACTCTAGATAGCCTAGCCAGCACCCAGTTCCTACGCAGTGACCAATCTGACACGATGACAGGCGACCTTACCCTCACCTCAACCGATGCTAGTGGGGCGAATGACCCCGACATTATTTTGTATCGTAATAGTTCAAGTCCTGCCGCTTCCGATATATTGGGAACAGTTCAATTTAGAGGAAATGATAGTGCTGGCAATCAAGAAACTTATGGACTTTTAGCGGCAACGATTACCGACCCTGTATCAGGTAGTGAAGATGGCAACTTTTTATTTCAATGTTTAAAGAATGGTACATTAACAACTGTATTTAATTTAAAAGGCAATGCGGATACAACTTTCGTTAATAGCGATGTTTTGCTTGATGGCGTTAATTTAAAGTTTGAAGGTTCTTCACAAGATGCCTTTGAAACGACCCTCACTGTCACCGAACCCACAGCAGATCGCACCATTACATTACCTGATGCGACAGGCACTGTTGCCTTAACTTCTGACATACCAGGAACATCTTCTGACGTACAATTTGATAGTTTTGGAGTAGGTACTGCTGCTTCAGGAACAACAGGTGAGATTAGAGCTACCGCAGACATTACATCAAACTATTCTGATGAGCGTTTAAAGAATATTCATGGCACCATTCCAGACGCACTGGAGAAAGTAAAATCTTTAGGCGGTTATTACTTTACAGAGAATGAAACAGCCAAGTCTCTTGGGTACAGCAATGATGCACAACAAGTAGGTGTTATAGCTCAAGAAGTAGAAAAGGTTTTGCCAGAAGCTGTAAAGCCTGCACCAATTGATGATAAGTATTTAACAGTTCAATACGAAAAAATGGTTCCTCTTTTGATTGAGGCCATGAAAGAACAGCAAGCTAAAATAGAAGAGTTAGAAGCCCGTTTAGCAAACCTGGAGGCGTAACATGTTTTCAAATGTTGCCTTTTCTGAAGAGGTCTTTGCTGGTCTAGGTGTTCAATCCGCAGATATTACATTTGAAGTATCTGGTGTATCTGCTACGGGCGGTACTGGTGAATTAACACTAACAGGTACTGGTAATCTAACATTACCTAGTGTTCAAGGAACAACTGCTGTTGGTGATGTAACCCCAGCCGCAGGAGCTTCTGCTTCTCCAGCAGGGTTAGATGCAACTGCTTCCATAAATTCTGTAGAAAATGTAATAGGGACGTCAGTTGTTGTTCCTACAAGTGTGTCTGCCACAGGTGAAACTGGTAATGAAACTGTATCAGCAGATGCCGACGTATCTGTGACAGGCGTAGGTGGGGCAACTGTATTAGGTGATGTAACAATAGAGCTAGTCTTAGTAGTTCCTGTTACAGGAGTAGGAGACAATGGCTTTATTGGTAATGTCGTGCCAAGAGCAAGTGCTAATGTTATTGTTTCTGGAGTTAGCGCGACAAGTCAATTAGGGGTAGGAACTGTAGTTACTGGTGGTGCTGTAACAGGCGTTTCTGGAATTGCTACAACTGGCGGTCTTGGTGAAGAATCTGTTGTTGGTACTGCAAATATATTCCCGACAGGCGTTGAGGGTACAGGCGAAACTGGAACAGTTACCGTAGCAATTAGTCAAGATGTTGCTGTAACAGGGTTAGAGGCTACTGGTGGTATTAACGATGTTACTGCTACAGGTTCTGCAAATGTGGTTCCGACAGGGGTAGAAGCCACTGGAGGCGTTGGCGATCCTGCAATACTTATAGGAGTTATTGTATCGCCTGAAGGAGTGGAAGCTACAGGCGGTGTTGGTGACGTAACAGTAGAACTTGTTCTTGTTGTTCCTGTCACAGGGGTTAGCGCAACAGGTGATGTTAATGACGCTATTGTTTCAGGTAATGCTACAGTTTCCGTTATAGGATTGTCAGGAAGCGGAAATATTGGTATTGTAATCGTGTGGGGTCGCATTATACCTGACCAAGATCCAAGTTGGTCTGGTATTGGCGTATCTCAATCTCCTTCGTGGGGAGAAATTGAACCATCTCAAGATCCTAACTGGACAGAGGAAGCCGCATAATGGCAAGTACATTTACATTAAACAATGGCATAGAAAAGCCAGCCACAGGCGAACAAGCTGGTACTTGGGGTACCACGACTAATAGAAATTTCGATATTATTGATCGCGCTATTAATGGCGTAAAGTCAGTAACACTGAATAGCACCTCATTTAATTTAATCACAAGTCAGAACGGTACTTTATCCGACGGTCAATTTAAAGTTTTGGTTTTAGCAGGCACTCCAGGCGGTGCTTCAACAATTACAATAACACCTAATACATCTGACAAATTATACTTTGTTCAAAATAACTCTGGTCACACAGCTACTTTTACACAAGGTTCTGGTGGTAATGTAGATGTTGAAGATGGTGCGACTAAGATATTATACGCAGATGGCGCAGGAGAAACTGCTGCCGTCACTGACTTCACTAATTCACTTTCACTAAATGCTACAACATTTAAGATTGATGGCACTGAGGTTACTTCTAGCGCGGCTGAGTTAAATATTCTTGATGGAGCCACCGTTACATCAGGGGAGTTAAATATTCTTGATGGAGCAACTTTATCCACCGCAGAGTTAAATAAGTTAGATGGTGTAACTGCTACAACGACAGAGCTTAATTACGTAGACACAACAGCAGGGACAGTTGCTGCTTCTAAGGCTGTTATAGCAGACGCCAATAGGGATGTTAGCAATATTCGTAATTTAACTGTTACAGGGGATATTACTTCTGGTGACTTAGTTCTGGACAATAATGTGCAAAACAGGGTAAATAATGTAGATGGTACGTCAGGCCGTTGGCGTATTCAAGAGGGGCAAGAAAATCTATATATCATCAATGAAGTGAACGGCAAAAAATATAGATTTGCATTAGAAGAGGTATAATAGTGTTAGGGCAGTATCAGGATTATATAGGAATATATGAGGACGCAGCGTCTGAAGAATTATGTGATGAGGTGATAAAAAAGTTTGAATCTTTGTGGAAAAATAGATTGCATCTAAATGTTGATTCAGTTCAATCTTCTGAACAATATGGAGGTTCTTTGAATAGGCGGGATGACTGTATTTTTTTTGAAAGTTGTGCAAAGAATTTAGGTGATCAAATTCATGCGACTGTAGGAAAGTGTTTTGAGGAATATAAAGAAAAGTATGTTGGATTTTCATCCGACAAAATTTTTTCCCACACTGTAAAAGTACAAAAAACAGTAGAAGGTGGAGGTTTTCACGGGTGGCATTCGGAGCACGGGTCAGGTGATTCTTCTTTAAGGGTTGGAGTATGGTGCTTGTATTTAACAACACATGAGGGTCATGGTGAAACAGAGTTTATAACTCAAGGATTGCGATTACCCCCAAAAAAAGGCACACTAGTTCTTTGGCCTGCTGGAAAAACTCATCCTCATAGAGGAAACCCTATATACGGGGATGAAGTTAAATATATAGCTACAGGTTGGCTTGAGCTTGTTGGATCTAGAAATATTTAAATTTAGGAAAGTAAAATGGCTAGATATGGAAAATTAAGTGCAAAAGAAGGTGAAACAGATGTATTTGTAATATCAAATGCTGTTGAGTCTTCCGTTGATTTAGGAAGTGATTATGTTCTTTTGCCAGAAAGCCCTCCCTATGGAATGGGCGATGAATATAATAGTTCTACTCAAACATTTATTGTTGTTACTAATTTAGAGAGATATGAAGATTCCGCATTTTTTATTAAAGACAACACAGATACAGCACAAAGCCTTTTACAAGAATCAGATTGGACAGTTTTACCCGATATTGGGTTGACTTCTGAAAATGTTGCGGATTGGAAAACATATAGAGCAAGTTTAAGAGCCATAAGAAAAAATCCGTCATCTACGGGTTATGATACTTTTCCAGACCAACCAGATATTATTTATAGCTAAAGGAACTAAAAATGTCTTATAAAATAGGAAACACGGTTGTTATTGATAATAACGCAGCATTAGGCTCTGTTGACGGTAATTCTTTAAATTTAGCTAATAACTCTAATATATCTGGAGGAGGTTCCGCTTCTTTATATACATCAACAACTCCTGGAGCCACAGCAGCAGTTGGAAGCAATGTGACTTTGGCATTTCTTGTTGGGGCTGGTGGTTCTGGCGCATTTCAAGGGCCACTCGTAACTAGGTCAAATGCTGCAAGAAGAATGTCTAGTGGTGGTTCTGGGGGAGCCACTCAGATTATTGCTTTGGACAGCAGTACCACACCTTCATTAGATGTTGTTGTTGGAGCAGCAGGCACCATAACTGCTACATCCACTGGAAATCCAGGTGGAGCATCCTCAATAGATTCACCAAATATAAATTTTATTGCAGGCACAGGGGGCAAAGGGAACACACTAAGTCCAGGTACTCCAAACCTAAATACCACTAATACCCGTATAGCGTCATATAGTGGTGTGTTTACATTTGAAAACAGTCCAACTGGTAAAGTATATGACACTAGAAACCCCGCACCAGGAACGAGTTGGACGGCTCAAACAAACTTTGGCGGCAACACTAATCTTAATACGGGTATAGCGGGTTCACCTTCTGGAGTTGTAGTCAGCACACCTGGCCCCGCTGCTAATCCAACACGTCAGAATCATTACAGTTTAGGAGGATCTTCAATGTTTAGTGCTTCTAATGGTAGAACAGGGGCTCCCACTTATGCTCCTGGGAATAATTTTGGATTTGGTCAAGGAGGAGTTGGTGTTGATCAAATTTCTTTATATGTCAATACCCCAGGAAATATGGATGCTCCGAATCTTAGTGTAGATAGTAATATTTCAGCGACCCCTGGGTGTGTTCTGTTAATAGGATTTTAAATTGTTTGCGCCTTTAATACAAAAATTTGGAAACAGGGCTTTTCTTGAATCTAAACAAGAATTTGCTGATATTTTTATAAAAAATAATTTTCAAAGTATTTTAAAAAGTGGTTTAAATATGTTTGCGGTAGCGCAAACTTGCACCATAGATAAAGTTCCTGATGAAGACTATGAAGGGCATTGGGAAGACGCTTTTTTATTTACTGGCTTTGAAAACGGAAAATATTCTTTTCTAACCCCTATGATAGTAGAAACTTTAAAAAGACATGGCTTTGATATAGAAG